AAATGTTTATGTGCGGCAATTATGGCGATCCGGCGGCAGGCGCACATACTGTGGATATATACAAATACTTTAGAAGTGTTAATCCCACGATTACATTGGGAATGAATACCAATGGTGGATTACAAACAAAAAAATGGTGGACCCATCTTGGCAAACTACTCGATCAACCTAGAGACTATGTTGTGTTCAGTATAGATGGGCTAGAAGACACAAATCACATATACCGTAAAAACAGTAATTGGGGTAAATTAATTGAAAATGCAACAGCATTTATTGATGCAGGTGGCCATGCTCACTGGGATATGCTAGTGTATGCACACAATCAACATCAAGTTGACCAATGTGCAGAATTTGCACATTCCTTGGGATTTACCTGGTTCCGTGCCAAAGTTAGTAAACGCCCATATATTAACGGACTAGAGTTTCCCGTTGGGTGGCAAGATCCCAGGCAGGAAACGGGTCCGATACAATGTATTGCAGTACAAGAACAAAGTACCTATATAGATGCACAGGGCCGTGTTAGCCCATGCTGTTGGTTGGGCAGTACACAAACAAACTTTGTCACTTTAGAACAAGTATCCGCGACATGGAACACTGATCCGCATCCTGTGTGTCGTGCAACATGTTCTGGACGCAATAATAGTTTTACAAACCAATGGCAACGTGAGGTGCAATTATGTTAGGCGCCGTGGTAAATAGGCATAACTACTATGGATGACATGGCTACACGAAAATATCCCAGTAGAATCTCTGCCCGAAAACTGTATTGGTTTTGTATATTTGATCACAAATACAATATCTGGTAGGAAATATGTTGGAAAAAAATTATCGAAATTTAGTAAAACGTCGTATAAGGTAGTAAAGTTAAAAAACGGTAAGAAAAAACGCAAGAGAATTAAAAGCAAAGTAGATTCGGATTGGCAAACATATTATGGATCTAACGTAGAATTAAACAAAGACGTGGAAACATTGGGTGTTGACAAGTTTACAAGAGAAATACTATACTACTGCAAAAGCAAAGCAGAATGCAGTTATGTAGAAGCAAGAGAACAATTTAACCGTAAGGTATTGGAAACTACAGATTATTATAACGGTCAGATCTCTGTCCGTGTCCATGGCTCCCACATTATAAATAAGTTTTAACAATCACTTCCGACACAAAGTCCGGCTCGTAACACAAATACAGTATACAGGCTAGCATCAGCTAATCACGGATGCCCATAAAAACTGGACCTCGGGTCACAGGGACGGAAGACTCTTTGCTGTAAAGAGCACTCAATCACTATCCTTAACAGGACGAAGATCGCTAATCGCCGCGGTTTGATTGTTTGAATAAAATTAAAGGCTAAAAGACGTAGCAGTGATGCTACACGTTCACAAGTATGTTAGCGTATATATTGTGGACCGCCGTTGTATAAAGACACAACTCGAGGTACCGGACAACCGCCTCTGTAATGTTGTAACGCTAAGTGACTGTGCTACTCGGATGATGCTACAGATCTTATCTTTGCCCAGTGCGGGCAAAGTGTGACCAATTAATCTGGATGATACTATCTAAAAACAAAAACAATTAAAAAAAACAATACATTGATGAGCGATAGCGATATCAATAGACTTACGCAGTAAGTCTTGAAATGGAAAGAAGAATATAACACTCACAGATATACTAGTGAATGGCATATCCCTCTTATATTAGATTAACAGATTGATTATTTGTTTTTCCAGATGCTATACAGCACCCAAACAGCGACTAAACCAACAAGGCCTTGAGCCCCGATAGCTGCCACGATTGCTGTAACGTTTGCTGTTACAGATATTGCTGGGAAGAAAGGAATTGCTACTCCCTTGAATAAAACTTCTAATACGATAGCAAGAGCGATGATGCTGACTCCGACATCTGCTAAGGTACTAGCCCATTTCTTAATTGTATTAAGAATATCCATTGTGTATCTCCTTTTAAATACCATCATTGCTGATAGTAGAATATTTAGGTGATGTTGATCAGACTTAGTAATATACTATTATATTTTTACAACTATGATACATATAGTAGAAATAAAAACACTAGCTTTAATGGGCCAGTGTTTTTGATATATATCGATCTGCTTAGAAGAATGGTAGTCCGGACTCTTTTGTTTGCTTCATATTATTTTCAACTATCTCGGCTATCAATACTCTTTCATCTTTGCTGGTATACATTATATCTTCATATGATATACCGCCGCGCATGAACCATGCCATTCTTAATGCTTCTTCTTTTATGGCTCTTGCTTCACTATCTAAACTGTCAATTAACTTAACAATTTCTTCGTAACTTAGAATCAAGAGCCTACTGCGAAAAAATTTGCATAGTCAAACTCTACTGGAGTTTGGAATTCTTTCTGACATTCAATGTTAGTACACGTAATCTTTTGATTTGCGATTTGTGACTCGATATTGATTTCGCCTAATCTTTTTTGTATCTGTCGGATAACTTGTCCGTTTGCATGTTCAAAAAAATCTTTGATATGTTTTGGGTCAGATACTGTAACATCATTGTTGATTGTTATAGATGCAGTACTATCGACTATGGTGTCAATGCTAATGTCTAATAATTTTTTCATACTAGCATTAATTTGTGTCGTCCGTAACTCATCGGCGGTACCTTCTTTGTTGATCGCCTCTAGCAATCTTTGTTCTTCGTATGCTAACATATTTTTTTTGTTAAGGTTAAAGTAATATTGCGGTTTAACAATGATAGACAATTCGCCCACGACAATTGGAGTTGAATAGTCCGGGCATTGTATAGTACCTAGTAGGTTGCTTAAATTTAACGCATGATTATTTTCCGTTTCGCAATGTGGGCATTTTGTATCAATATCCATTTCTGCACCATAGCTAGCGATACGTATTGCTATTAATATAGTGTCAAGATCGATACTAGGTGTTTTCCACGCATTTTTGATACCCGGGCAACAGCTCTGTATAATTTCGACTACACTACTACCGTTTAATAACCCGTCGGGTGTGCGTAGAGTTACTTCATCTCTAGCAGTCATTGGAAAAATTGGTAATTCTCCTGTGATTGGTAGTTCTAATGCGCCTTCTTCCCAATACTTTCCGTTTGACGGAAGTTTAACGTGAATCGCGGCCTGTCTAAAATACTTAGAAAGCGGATTCTGCGGAGGAGATGCGGAGTTTATTGTATTTTCCATGTGTTTTTTGATCCCATAAATATAATTGATACTATTATTTATAGTGTAAAAAACACATGGGATTTTAAAGTACTATGCCATTAGAAAAAGACGAGCTAAAGACACTCCTTGAGGAGTTTTTTGGTTCTAAAGTTACCGGTACCAAGGTCGATCCTAAAGATCTTGATTCTCTAATGAAGTCTGTTAAGGATGTTACCGCTGAGCAGAGAAAAAGTTTATCTGTTAGCAAAGCGTTTGGTAATATAATAACAGGTACAAAAGTAACATTAGACGATTTTGGGGAGGTGGTCAAGAAACAAACTAAAGATCTGGACAAAACCCTAGAATCATTGGAAAGAGAACTTAAAAAAGCTGTAGCGGCAGGCGACGCCGCCGCCGCGGCCTCCATCAAAGAAACACGGGCAAAAATTGAAGATGAGAAAGCGACCAGGATTAATATCGCTGCCTCCAAACAGACAGGTGCAGCCTTAATTAATCTTGGCGCCGGGATGGTTAATTTTACGTCGGCGATGGTGACTGCGGCGATTGATTTTGCCAAAGGATTACAATCCGGCGCGTCAGGTACACAGGTATTTGGTAAGGCGATGCGGGACACAGTAAAAGCTTCCGGGGATTTAACAAAAACTATTTTTGATACAGTGGGGGCATTATTTGGCGCAGCGGCCATCTTTCTTCCAATGGGGCGAGCCGCCAAGGTTCTACTTGGGGGATTAAGTGCTTTAGCGACCTTCCTTGGGTTTACTTTTAAAAAAGCAGCAGATCTTTCTGTTGAAGCCCTTGAGTTTTTCTCCAACGAAATAGAAAATGCAAAAAAGTCATGGCAAGAAATGACGTCAGCCGGCGCAAATTTTTCACGGGGTATAGACCAAATACGAGAATACGCCAAGACAGCTTGGATGGACATGGCAATGTTCTCAAGAGCGGTTAAAGAAAGCCAAACATCATTGGCTGCGATGGGCATTGGGGTAACAGAAGCGGCCAAGCGGATGGCAGATGTACGTGGTGTGATCAAAGCATCCAAGACATTAGATGATTCATTTCGTCGATTGGGGTATGATGCTGTGGAACAAGGAAAGTTAGCTGCTGAAACAATGGCCATACTGGCAGTTGGCTCACAAAAAGAAGCGTACTCCAAGGAACAAGTGGCAAATTTAACACTTGATTACGCTAAAGGCCTTCGCATAATGAGTGACATTACCGGCAAAGATGCTAAAAAAGCAATGGAAAAAGCAAGGCTTACTTCAATGACCTCAGCGGCGATGGCGGCAGCGGCCAAAGGCGGGCCCGAAGCCGCTACACGACTGCAAACTACTTTGGCAAATATGCCAGAGGCATTGCAAAAAGGATTTTTAGAATATTTTGTGTCTGGCGGCACTGCAATAACAGATCTAGGGACCAATTTAGCTATAACGCAAAATAACGAAATCCTGCCGGCGTTCAAAACAATGCGAGAAACTATTATTAATAGTGGTGCAGGTTTCTCCGAGATTGTTAAACAGCAAGGAGAGATAAACACTAAAATAGGTGCCCAACAACTTGAATCAAATAAAGCCAATGCAGCAATGTTTCAAGCGGCACAGCTCAGTGGCAGTTCGCACCTGACAGCAATGACCACGATAACAAATGAACTAACGGTGCTCGGGACGCAGTTGCGCGAAGGCACGGTCAAACAAGTAGTAACCACAGTTGAAGATCTGTCAAAATCAACTGGAAAACTTAACCAAACAATAATTGACATAGATAAAAAAGCTGATGAACTCCGGGTAGCATTAATGGATAAGATAACTCCGGCATTGCAAACCTACGCCACAACGCTGTTATCATCCGGCAAAGTAATGGAAAGTTGGATAAAACATGTTGATGAAATGATAACCAATATGAAGGCCTGGTCGGATGACATCATCAGCAAATCAAGGGAATTAACGGGAGAACCACAGGGCCCAAGCCTCTGGGAACGTATGCACGAGATGGGCAAGTTTGGGGCTGGCGTTGGCACCGTGGCCGGCGGCATTGCCGGGGGAGTAGGTGGCGCAGCCGCCGGGCCTGGGGGAATAGTCGCGGGAGCCCTTGGCGGAGCGGCAGTAGGTGGCGTAACTGGTTATGTTGTGGGTGCCGCCGGCGGCGCAGCGCAGCACGCCTGGGAAAAATATGGGCCTGGTAGTCCAGCCTCGCCTGGTGGTGCTGTATTTCGCGGTCGACCTGATGATCGTGCAAGATACGCGGGACTTCCTATAGGCGGTAGCAGCCCGGGTGAGGCTATCGCCGGCGGCGCCGCAAATGACAGAATCATCGAGGCCGCTAAAAAATTAAACACGGCTCATCCGGGAGGCATGTTTAACGCATTTAACGATACCGCGCATAAGTCAGGAGCCCATCCACTTGGGCAAGCGATGGATTGGAAACCTCCTGAGGCGCTAACGGCTCAGATTAGAAACAATCCAGGGGCTGGGCAGGACTTTCTTAAGACTATGAAAAAAATGGGATTTTCGTCTGCTAAAGACGAAATTAATGAAAGAAGTCCCGGCTGGAACGGGGAACATATACACGGTGAAGCAATGGCCAATGGTGGTATAGTAAGTCCGTCCAGTAACGGATTAAATGCAACCATCGGCGAAGGCGGCAGATCTGAATTGGTCACGCCACTGAAAAATGGGCGTATTCCCGGGATGGACGAGCTGATAGAAAGATTTGATACCATGATCAGTGTTATGAAAACAGTTGGTAGCAATACCGATAAAATGTATAAAGCTGTTGCGTAAGCCACGGTAAATATAGCATAAGAGAGAATACATATGGCGGGCTGGAAAAAATATTTCAAGACAAGCAACTTACCAAGCAATGTAAGCCCACTGGGTGCTGGTCGCGCACCAGACCCGGGTATGCGTAATTACCAAAGCCAATTGCCGGAAGTTTATATTGGACACCCAAACCGTGTTGAGCGTTATAATCAATACGAACAGATGGATATGGATTCTGAAGTAAATGCGGCCCTTGATATCCTGGCAGAGTTTTGCACACAAAAGAACCAAGAAAATCATACAGCATTCACGATCAAGTTTAAAGAAACCCCCAGCGACAACGAAGTTAAGATCTTAAAAGAACAGTTACAGCAGTGGGTAGCACTAAACGAATTAAACAAACGCATATTTAAAATCATGCGTAATACGTTAAAATACGGGGATCAAGTGTTTATACGTGATCCGGAAAATTTTAAACTGATGTGGACTGAAATGTCCAAAGTAACCAAGGTTATCGTCAACGAAGGCGAAGGTAAAAAGCCCGAGCAATACTTGATCAAGGATCTAAATCCTAATTTCCAAAACTTAACAATGACCGCAGTGGCAACAACAGATACAAATTCAAACCATCCACAAGTTGGGGGTGCAAGTGGATCTTACGTGCAACCCAGCACACCATTTGCAGGTGGCTCACGATTTAGCCATGCCCAAAATGAAGCGGCCATTGCCGCAGAACACATTGTACACATCAGTTTAACAGAAGGTCTGGATGTGTTCTGGCCATTTGGAAACAGTGTATTAGAGAACATTTTTAAGGTCTTTAAGCAAAAAGAATTGCTTGAAGATAGCATTATTATCTATCGTGTGCAACGTGCTCCGGAACGTAGGATCTTTAAGATTGACGTGGGCAACATGCCAAGCCACATGGCCATGGCGTTTGTTGAGCGTATCAAGAATGAAATCCATCAACGTCGTATCCCCACACAAAGTGGCGGCGGTGGCGGTAATATGATGGATGCAACATATAATCCATTGAGCACAAACGAAGATTACTTTTTCCCTGTAACAGCAGACAATCGTGGCAGTACTGTAGATGTGTTGCCCGGCGGTGCCAATCTAGGTGAAATCACGGACTTGCGCTTCTTTACTAACAAGTTATTCCGCGGATTGCGTATACCAAGTAGCTATCTGCCAACCACAGCAGATGACGGTAGCCAAGCATATACAGACGGTCGTGTGGGTACTGCGCTGATACAAGAATGGCGCTTTAATCAATACTGCCAGCGTTTACAAGCGATGGTCGCGGATAAATTAGACAGTGAATTTAAAACATTCATGAAGTGGCGCGGGTTCAACATTGATAGTTCGCTGTTTGAATTATCGTTCAATGAACCACAAAACTTTGCACAATATCGCCAAGCAGATATTGATGCAGCACGTATTGCTACATTTACACAGCTAGAAGCATTTCCTTACTTAAGTAAGCGGTGGTTGATGAAACGTTATTTAGGTATGACTGAACAAGAGATTAGCGAAAACGAAGTGATGTTTGCTGAAGAACGCGGTGACACCGAAGTTGCAACACCTGATGCTCCGGGGTTACGTAGTGTTGGTGTAAGCCCAGGTGGTGTGCAAAGTGATCTAGAAGGATTAGGCGGTGACGCGAGTGGAATGGAAGCTTCACCGGACGCTATGGCAGCTGAACCAGCAGTGGCACCTGCCGCTGCCCCATCAATTTAATTAAAATGGGTAAATAGCTATACTATGCTAACTTCTGATTTATTTGAACTGTTTGATCCGGCCCCAAAAGGGTATCGTGATGAGAAACAAGATCACAACATAAACAAAAAAGATGACAGTCGTGCAGGATCTAGAATAACGTTGGCTCACTTAAATCAATTAAGACAAAGCCATGATGTCCGTAAGTTAGAGCATGAACAAAAATTAAAAGCCGTGGCAAAACAATATGCACCTGCCCCGGAAGCTGCCCCGGGCATGTAATTTTTGTCTATATCTCAAATAAAACTTCAAAAAACACCCATTTAACCCCTAAATATACGTAGTTTTGTAAATAACATTACAAAGCCATTTATAAGGAGTTCACATGAACAAGTTTGAGAAACTAATTGAGTACATCATTAATGATGAAGACCAAAAAGCCCGCGAATTATTTCACACTATCGTAGTTGAAAAAAGCCGTGATATCTATGAGTCAATCATAGAAGACGAAGAAGCGGTAGAAGAACAAGTTGCCGGTGACCAAGTCGGTCAAATGGCAGACGAGATCAGCGCAGAAGAAACCATGCACGAAGAAGGCGACGACGACAGCGAAGAATTTAGTGTCGACGATGCCGGATCGGATGACGAAGTCGGTGGCGACCTGCCAGCTGACGACATGGGCGGTGATGACATGGGCGGTGACGACATGGGCGGTGAAGCAAGCCACGATGAAACAGTTATGAACATCGATGCTAAGTTAGACGAGCTATTGGCTAAGTTTGACGAAATCATGGGCGGTGACGACATGGGTGGCAGCGATGATATAGGCGGTGACGACATGGGCGACGAAATGCCAGCTGAAGAGCCGGGCATGGACGCTATGGGTGGTGACGACCAAAGTATGGATATGGATCAAGGCGAAGAACAGTTTGCTGAAGGTAAGAAACCAGACTTCTTAGACTTAGATAAAGACGGCAACAAGAAAGAGTCGATGAAAAAAGCGGCTGACGACAAAAAACGCGGTTCCGGTGCAAGTGGTTCTGGTAAATCAGGATCGGGCAAAAGCGGTAAGCCTTTTGAAAGCCGTAAACAATCCACAACAGAACTAATGCGTGAATATGTTGACAAGATCCAAGATATGAATCTTACAGGTGAAGCCGAAGGTACAGCAGTTGGTGCAACTGGTAAGAAGACCAGTGTAAACAGCAAGTCTATCACGGGCCCAGGTGCAGATTTTGGTGGTAAGGTTGTTAAAGCAAGTGCTGGCCAGGAAAACCAAGATGGCACAAGCCCAACTAAAGCCAGCAACGAGTATAACAAAGGCCAAGGCGAAATCAAATCTGGTAACGTAAACAAACCAGGTGGTACAGCTGGTAAGTCGGGTTTCAAAACCAAAGAAGGTGATTATAGCACTGAACATGGTAAAGAAGGCCAAACAACTGACGGATCGGTTCCAGTATCTAAAAAATCCGTGCAAGTACAAAATACTGGCAAGAAATAATTAGGAACTACAAATGGCTTTGTACCTAAAAGAGAACTTAACTTTTGACCGGGCGGGAATCCAAGTGATAAACGAGGATTCCGCCGACGGGAAAGGCAAAGATCTCTATATGAAAGGGGTATTCATCGAAGGAGGCGTCAAAAACGCCAACGAACGAGTTTACCCCGTTCACGAAATTGAAAAAGCCGTTGGTACAATTAACGATCAAATTAAAGGTGGCTACTCCGTTTTAGGCGAAGTAGATCATCCTGACGATTTAAAGATTAATCTAGACCGCGTAAGTCATATGATCACAGAAATGTGGATGGATGGCCCAGCTGGTTATGGAAAACTAAAAGTATTACCAACCCCAATGGGCGAGCTTGTAAGAGCTATGCTTACTTCCGGCGTTAAGCTAGGAGTTAGTTCACGTGGATCTGGGGAAGTAAACGAAAGTAGTGGACACGTTAGTGGTTTTGAAATCATTACCGTGGACGTTGTAGCACAGCCTAGTGCTCCGCATGCCTATCCAAAAGCAATTTATGAAGGCTTGATGAATATGCGTGGGGGAAATCAGGTGTTTGAAATGGCGCGTGAAGCCAGTAAAGATCAAAAAGTACAGAAGTATCTGAAAGAAGCCGTTAAGGGCTTTATCAAAGATTTGAAACTATAGGAGAAATATCCAATGTTAGATGCTATCAAACCACTGTTGGATAACGGAATTATTAACGAAGAAACTCGCGCAGCGATTTCTGAAGCCTGGGATGCTCGCATCACAGAAGCCAAGGAAGAAGTGCGCGGAGAACTACGTGAAGAATTTAGTCAACGTTATCAACACGACAAGCAAGTTATGGTTGAAGCTCTGGACAAAATGGTAACAGAGTCTCTCACTGCTGAACTCTCAGAGTTTGCAGATGAAAAAAAACAATTAGCAGAAGACCGTGTTAAGTTTAAAACACACATGGTTGAAAGCGCAAGCAAGTTCAATAATTTTATGGTATCAAAACTATCAGAAGAAATTAAAGAACTACGCTCGGACCGCAAACAATACGAAAGTGCCGTTGGCAAGTTAGAAAAGTTTGTAATCCGTGCTTTGGCAGAAGAAATTAAAGAATTTGAATCAGACAAACGTGCTGTAGTGGAAACTAAAGTCCGTCTAGTTGCCGAAGGTAAAGCTAAGTTAGCTGAACTTCAAACCAAGTTCATTGCACAATCTGCCGTTGCTGTTAAAGAGGCGGTAACCAGTTCGCTAGAGTCAGAATTGACTCAACTAAAAGAAGACATTCAAATTGCTCGCGAGAACATGTTTGGACGTCGTTTATTCGAAGCGTATGCTAGCGAGTTTGCTGGTACTCACTTAAATGAGAACAAGCAGATCCGTAAGTTACAATCGCAAGTTGGATTAGTAACTTCAAAGTTGTCGGAAGCAGTTTCGGCAATTAAAAATAAGCAAACACTAGTTGAGACAAAAGAAAAAGAAATACGTATCATCAAAGAAACAGCAAATCGTAAAGATCGTCTTGCAGATATGTTGAAACCTTTGAACAAAGAGAAGGCAGCAATTATGCGTGATCTTCTTGAAGGTGTAACGACTGAGCGTCTTCAGTCCGCATACGAAAAATATCTACCAGCTGTGTTGAACAATTCATCTGTTAAGCCTCTTGCGGAAAAGCAAGTAGTATTGACAGAAAGTCGTACAGCAGTAACTGGCGATAAAACTGCTAAAACTGCCGTTGTAACTCAAATCACACCATCTTATGATAATGTGTTTGAAATGAAACGTTTAGCAGGGCTTAAATAACCCTAAATAGGAAAAGGAAATATTATGACACAAGCATTATTAGAAGGCCGTTGGGGCGAAACAAAAGAAGCCCTGTTAGAAGGTCTAAATGGTTCGAAGAGAACTACGATGGGTGTGATTTTAGAAAACACTCGCAAGATGTTAGCTGAAAACGCCACAGGCGGTGCAACACAAGCTGGTAACGTAGCAACACTTAACCGTGTTATCCTACCAGTTATCCGTCGTGTTATGCCAACTGTTATCGCTAACGAAATCGTTGGTGTACAACCAATGACAGGTCCAGTTGCCCAGATCCATACACTACGTGTACGTTACGCTGACAACCAGACTGACACAAGCGCATATGCAACATCCACCGCTGCTGGTGATGAAGCGTTGAGCCCATTCAAGATTGCAACAGCATATTCCGGTAGCGCAAGCACTGGTATGGCAAATACAACTAGCACACTAGAAGGCGTTGCTGGTAACCGTATTAACGTTCAAATCTTGAAACAAGTTGTTGAAGCTAAGACACGCAAATTGTCAGCTCGTTGGACATTTGAGGCCGCACAGGATGCACAATCCATGCACGGTCTTGATGTTGAAGCTGAAATCATGGCTGCTTTGGCACAAGAAATCACTGTAGAAATTGACCAAGAGATCCTTGGTTCACTACGTGCTCTTGCCGCAACTGACTTCACATACGACCAAGCTGCCGTTTCAGGTACTGCTACATTCGTTGGTGACGAACATGCTGCTCTTGCTGTTCTAGTCAACCGTACAGCTAACTTGATCGCTCAGCGTACACGTCGTGGTGCTGGTAACTGGGCTGTTGTTTCCCCAGCTGCATTAACAGTTCTACAAAGTGCTACAACAAGCGCATTTGCTCGTACAACAGAAGGTACTTTTGAAGCTCCTACAAACACTAAGTTTGTTGGTACATTGAACGGTGCCATGAAGATTTATGTTGACGGTTACGCAAATGATAGCGCCGCAGTTCTAGTTGGATACAAAGGTTCTAGCGAGGCAGATGCAGCCGCGTTCTATTGCCCATACATCCCCCTAATGAGCTCTGGTGTTGTTCTTGACCCAAGCACATTTGAGCCAGTGGTTAGCTTTATGACACGTTATGGTTACGTGGAATTGACAAACACAGCATCGTCTCTTGGCAATGCTGGCGATTATGTCGGGGAGATTGCTGTAGCAAATCTATCATTCCAGTAATATTGGAATAACTACCCCAGGGATGGGAAGGTACAGAAAGGCAACTTCGGTTGCCTTTCTGTTGGCTGTATCATAAATATGTATGTTCATAAGAACTCTCGGAGTAAAGCCACTTCGGGTAGCCTAGAACGCTATTTAAAGGAGAAAATAAAATGGCAAAAGGATTAAAAATTTCAAATCTTGAAAATGGTAATCTACATGATCAAAGTATTACCAATAGTCAAGGTGGAGTGGGTGGTCGTCCATCCACGATTACTTCCACAGGTGTAAAAACTATTCGATGTGCATATCGCACAGCAGCAAACGTTTATATCAACAGCGGATATATCATTGCACAAAAAGGTGCCCACAAGTTTCTAGTGGCCAACACAGTGGCTTCGGTAAACGGTGCAACACATGCCAATGCCAGCTCAACAGTTGCAACACTAGTCAATGTGTCGTCGGCTGCGCTATTAGCAAACATTTACACCGGAACTGGTGCAAACGTCAACACTATCACTACGTCAAGCTCAATGGCGATCCAGGGATACAATACCAGCAATGCTTTATTTGCAGTAAGTCGCATCACATCTAAACACGTATATGATTTTAGCGGTAACAAGTATCGCTATCGTACAAATGCAGTGGCTACTAGCACATTTGCCAACGTATCTGTATTATAATCACATTTTGTATAACTATAAAAAGGGACTTTGGTCCCTTTTTATTTGAAAAAACAATCGAGTAACTTAGGCTAAATATACTAAAATAAGGTTATTTTACAATGTCGACTACAAAAAGAATATTAGGTGACTATACAATACAAAGTATAGGCTCCACTGATAAAATTAATTTAAACAGTGCGACCGTTATTGTTAATGGCAACCTTTTTGTCACTGGAAATAGCCAACAAGTAGTAAGCACAAACAGTGCGATCAGTGATAATATTATAACATTAAATCATGGACTTAGTTTAACTAGTCCCCCAAACCCAGCAGGCGCCGCGATTGAAGTGGATCGCGGCACTGGTGCAAACGTACAATTAAGATGGAATGAAACGGTAACAAATTGGCAGATTACGTCAGACGGGACAACTTATAGCAATATAGCAATATCTGGCGCCGGCGGTGGCACCTCAATATTAGCTAACTTAGATATTCTTGCATATAGCATTTATAGTTCAACAGGTGCATATGTAAAATTTGATGATAACGTTTCTATAAAAAATACCACAGTGGCACCAACAGCAGTTGCAGGTTATAATGTAGTGTATGCACAAACACCATCGGGTGGTGGATCGGGATTGTTTATAACTAACAGCACATACACAGCCCAAGAGCTTGTGACAAAAAGCAAAGCAGTTGCTTACAGTATTGTATTCGGATAGGATTAAAAATGGCAATTACAAACACAGCATTAACAACGACAGCAGCAAACATTGTTGTCAATAGTGCAGGTAGCACTACAGCAATTACTACAGTACATTTATGTAACTACACTAATTTCTCACAAACAGTCAATGTATATGTGGTACCGGGTGGCAGTACCGCCGGCAACAGTACAGTAATCTATTCAAACTACTCGGTGACTGCATATAATACATTAATCGTATATGCGGAAAAATTTATTCTAGGCGGTA